AATCCGGTTAAGGCAATGAAAGGACGCGATCGGAATAAGGTTGAGGTTAAAGCGCATTTTGTTCGCTATATTTTTTTGACCTTTAAATATGTGACCGTAATGGATTTGGCTAAGTTTTTAAAGGCTCACCATACTACAATAATACATTTAAGGGATGTAAGCAAGGCGCATTGTATTTACCCGCCTTTCGGCAAGTCTAAAAAGTTTATTGCGTCTGAACAGGAGTATCTCGGATGAGGCGCTGCAATTTGCGTAGGCATAGATTAATCGTATTATAGGCGTTTTTCTTAGCTTTTATTTGGTCTTCCTGTTCTTCATCGTATCCATTATAAGACGCATCCTCCAGCGTTGTAATGACCGTCAGGGCGCATTCAATAACCATCGTTAAATCATACTCTAATAGCTCCAATTTTGTAGACTCATCACTCATAGAATTTTGCCTTTATGGATTCGGTAATTACGGACGTGGAAGTCTTTGCCATTTTCTGACAAGTCAACTATTGCCAAACCATGCGCCCATTTGTTAATAGGCAGATAGGCGGGGTTAAGCTCACAAAGGCAGCCGAGTGACCACGTGGTAACAATATCCCCGTTCATATTGCTTTCTGTGTGTTCTGAGACAGCGTGATTGTGGCCCTGCATGGCCGATACCTTGCCCCTCAAAAATAACCCCCTTGCCACGTTCACAGGGCTGAAGATGGATTGCCCGAACTCATGACCATGCACTATATTCAAGTCATTGGCCTTTATTATGCGTTTATCGCCTATTAAATCAATCCCGCGTGTATCTAACCCTAATAAGTGCTTCAGCTCAAATTGTTTTACCCCTAAAAGCTCAGGAGCAACCCTCATCAGATAATTTTCGTATCTCTCCTCGTGATTGCCTATCTTAAAATAAATCTTTGCATCAAACTGACTAAGCACATCCAAAAAGTCGCGGGTTGCCTGTAGTTCATGCGCAACCGACCTTTTGCGGGGGTCTTTTTGGAAGCGGCTTAAAGAATACATATCTATCGTATCGCCGTTCAAAAGAATCGCGTCCGGCTTTTCAGTTTGTATGAAATCAAGCCCGGCAGACAAAGCAGGGACAGAATGGTAAGGGATGTGTATATCACTTAGAACTGCTATTTTTTTGGCTTTAATAACAAACGGCTCATATTTCGTTTCCTCAGATTCGGGCAGTTTCCAAGGGTTGCGGGAGCGTTCTTCTGTCATGTATAAACTTTTATCTTTTATTTCACCGCGTAATTTATTGCCCATTTTACCCTCAATCATTCGCAATGCAGATCTTGCATGGTCAACACTGGTAAACGCTTCTTTATTTTCTTTATACATGATTTTTGCCAGCGTTAATGTCGGCATCTCCATCCCGTACTTTGCCCGATATTCATGTGCTATATGTGTTTTCTTAAATATTGGCATAATATAGATTTGCTTCTTCTTCCCTACGTTTTACAAGTCCGGGCAGTACCTTACCGCCACCGCGTGTCCATCGCATAAACTCATTACGGATGGTAGGATCGGATGGGTTTGCGTTTACTTTGCGTGCCAGTGTGGATTTAGCGAAGGCTGCCCCGCCCACATTAAAACAAAAAGAAACAAGCGCCCCTAATTGGTTTTCGTTAATGTTTGACTTTACCGTACGCCTAACTTCGTCAGCGAATAGCTTTACTTGGAAATGTAAAAGCTTATCTGCATGATCAATAGTTATAACATCGCCAATTTGTACACGGCTTCCGTTCATATAAAAAGTAGCTCCGTATCCTATGGTCGGCAACCCTGATGGGCAGATATAGGCACGAAGTTTTAACCCCTCATATTTGCGTATTATGGCGATGCCTTTATTCATTCTATTATTGGTACTTTTGGAAAGTTATTTTTAAGCATTCTTAATATGCTTTTTTTCTGCTTATACGTTTCACTCGTAAATAATACCTGACCATTCCGGGCAATCAGGATGCAATACCATTGCCCATCTTCTGCCTTTAGAATAGTTGCTTTCATATTATTAATTTAGCGATTTGACGGCGGAATGAAAATGCAGTAAGGCAAACAATAATAACCCACATCCACCTGTTACGTGCTTTGAGCTTACCATTAGTCAACTCCAAATCGTGAATTTTTGTCACGTTTTGCGTATTAATTTGAGACAAACTTTTGATTGTTTTATCGCAATCGTTTTTTAATACTTCGAGCTTTGCTGTGCTTTCCTGTGTCTTAATGATGACCTTTGTGATCGGCTTACAAGGTACTTTTTTTATGACCTCTTTTATCTTATCGATATGCACCGTATCGCAATTAGCTGAAAGCAGACTATCAATCAGCATAGCCATGTAATTAAATTCAGTCTCATATTGATGTAACAAAGCCGTATCAACTTCGGTAATGGTTTGTATTGTTTCCTTTATTGGATACCTGTCAGCGCATTCCTTTGCCGTTGCCTCCGGCAGCTTATCCATTATCCTGTGCAACTTATTTGGGTTTGCACATGATACCAAAAGGTACAATACCGATAAGTATAAATATTTATTCATTTTAAAAGAATGAAAGTAAAAAACCAGCCATACCGCCAACGATTGTGTAAACCGCATCCCTCCAGTCGAATTTGCCGTAGTCCATCAAATCCTTAACTTCCTTTCCGATGGCAGCCGTAACCACAGCCGTCAGCACCCACAGCCAACAATGTTGCACCTCAACAGCTTTAAACAACACAAGGGCCGCAATGCTAACGGATACACCCGCCCAAAAATGCATCTCTTTATCCTTCGGTGTCATTGTGCTTTTTATCTGTTTTGGTAGCTCCAAAATAATAACCAACCACTCCAGCCAATGCACCCCCAAAGATGAAGCCACCAGCCGTTAATACTAAATCATGATTCTGTTCAGGAATCGGCTTTACTTGCAATAGATACAAAAGCAAAAAGCTCCCCACCACGATAATGATAGCAAGGGTATTGCGGATGTCAGTCTTTGTGAGTCTTTTTAACCATTCTGGCATAGATTCTATTTTTATATTCCTTAATATTTTTGCAGGCTCCGGGAAGGTTTTTAATGATAAAAAGTATTTGAGCAATAACCGATATAATAAATAAAGTATCATGTTTGCTAAGGAAACCCACAATACTCATTATCGTTAAAAAGAAATATTCAATCTTTGCGCTCATATTCAACAGCTTTTATAACGTGATCTTTTTCTATAATATCCAATAATTTACACAACTTCTTACCTAAATACGTCAATGTTTTCGTTTCGGCATTTCTTCCCAAAGCGTAGCTTATTGTCTTATCCATATCGCCAAATTTATAACCCTTCTTTTTTATCAAAGTCAGGTTAAATAATTCAGCACAAACCAAATTACCATGCTGATCTATTGACTTTGCTATGTGAAACAAATAAAGGTCGATTGACCTAAATAATGTCACAATTATTTGAAAAATAAAGCCAATCGGCATTAACACTACCGATATTAAAAGAGCTACGATTAAAAGGATAAAGCCCCTCATAATTCTTCAATTTCAGGAAACCATCCTGCATCTTTCATTTGTTGATAAGTAAATACCGTTACATCCGAAGGTATGATATACTGAAACGGAAAGCTTTGCTGTGATTCAATAAACGCTGCCAGTCCATCACTTTCCGCTTGCGATAACTCAGGAAACAAAGCAATAAGATTAGTCAGATTGTTTTCGGGATGCACATAAATAATCTGATTGACATCGACTTGCAAAGCCGTATCGACTACATCTGTATAGTTCTGGTCTTGTGTAGGATGCTTAACCCATCCAAACAGATACAAAGTAGCATCATTTTGTTGGTCTATTGGTCGCTGTATGCGAAATAGTTCACGGGTTATAGCGATTGATCTTTGTCCACTTGTTAATCCTGCTTGTGGAATTACCTTAATATATCCCATAATAATTATTTATATTTGTTTCAAGTGTAGACCTATCCGTGATTTTATAAGTATTAAAATATACAATTTCTTGAATTCTTCCGGCTAAAGGAAAATCTGGATTTGCCGTTCTTCTAACTGCACCTATACAAAATTCATCTAATGTTAAAGTACCTCTATTATATGTATTCGTTATTTGACTTATATTATTGGAAAACAATTCAAATGCTAATCCTGTGCTATAATTAGATAAAAGATATTGAGTATTTGCTGCATAAAAACCACCATCAAAAAATGTATTGTTAGTTGCATTATCTCTTATTTGGAAACGATAATCATTGTTTTGATTAACAAAACCTATTGGGATTAAAAATGGAACAGTCGATGTGTTTCTGCCAAAACCTAATACAGCGGCAGTTGTATTTGTGTTTGCTTTTGAGCAAACAGCTATTACGCTAAAAGGCTTATCTTCACCTGTAATACTTGATGCTAAATTATCTGCAATTAAATTATCATTCACTCCGTCAAAAACTAAGGCCACTTTACCATTTAATCTGTCTATTACACCTAAGTTTGCTATGCGCGGCTGGTTCGCTTGTGTTGATTGCGTTGCATTTACACTTCCGTTTTGATTATACCATGTAACTACAAATCCACTGCGAGCATTTAAAAAACTTTTAATTGATGCTGTATCTAATTCATTGCCGATAAAATTTATATCTTGTTCAGGCTGGCCAGTGGTATCTTTTCTTATTCTCATTGCGCTGCCCGTATACGAATCAACGGCTTTGCGAATAGAATAAACAGCTTGAGATGTTATAAAAGGGCTTGATCCTAATGGTATGTAATTAGGATATGCCTTTATAATCATTTGCGCATCTGCAGCTAAACTCAAAAAAAGTAATATTACAAAAGTAAATCTCATATTCTCTTTTTATACCCTAACAAGGTCAAAGTAAAATAAGTCGGCTTTGTCGCCACCGCACTTGTCCTAACAAATACCCATACATTCGGCGGAATCTTATTATTGGTGAATGATGTAACATTTGTCGCACCTATCGTACCCGTAACCGATGTGCCGCCACTTACTAAAATAGTAGCCCCTGCCGTAATATTTAAACTATCGTTCCAATAAACCTCTGTCGTAATGTTTGGCGAAGTACCCAACACCCCTGCTCTCATTTGAGTAATTATCAAAGTATCGCTCCCTGCATTGTAAAAGCTACCATAAACCGCCGATGTGCTGAAAGCTGCCGTATCGCCTGCCGCACCACTACCAGCACCAAAGACAGCCAAAGGAACGGTATCTAAAATAAGTTGGTAAGTTGCAGCCGCTACATTTGAGCGAAGGTAAGGCGAAAGCATTGCAGTTGTATCGGTTACATTTAAAGGAGTGTATCCTAATGTAGTTATAATGCTTTTATTTTCCCAATAGCCCAACGAAGAATTATATCTTATTATTTCGTTATTTGCAAGGCTTGTAATCCTAACATCATGAAGCTCATCTAATTCAACTCCGTTTTGTGGCTTCACATATATTAATCCATTCCCTGCATTTGCCCTTTCAACTACACCAACAAATACAGCATGATAAGGAGCTTGTGGTTTTGTCTTTGTAAAGCTTCCCGCAACGCTATCAAGCCATAGAATATCCCCCGCCGTATATGCGCCTAAATTGATACCGCTGACCTGACCTTGTGTAGTAATCCATCCCGCCGCACCCGCTGCAATATCCGCCCTAACTATTCCCAAAGTCTTTGAGCTGAATGTGTCGCTTGTATTTTTTGCAAGTTTAACCGATGCCCTGTCACCACTTGCTCCAAAGATATACACCACCTGACCTTTTGTAATCGTAACCGCTTCGGCATTTGTTACGTATGCTTTTACAACGGTGGCGGTGTCGTAATTGCCAATAGGTTGATAGGTAGCAGCCGCCACATTTGAGCGGAGGTAAGGACTTAGCATAGCCGCTGTATCGCTTATGTTTACTTTTAAGTTAATCCTATTGCTAAGTGAGGTTGTGTCTGTGCCACCGCCTACCGCACGCCACTGACTACCAGTCCAAACATACATGGAGCTGTCGGCCAAAGCATATCGGATAGCACCCGTATCGCGCCCGGTTGTGGCTGTAACCTTCGGGATGTTCAAATTAGTATTGAACTTGCCCCCGCTCCACTGATACCAGTTCGAAAAATTAGTGTAAAGTTTTCCATCAACCGTTTGCCCTTTGCCGGAAAATGACGCGCAAAGTAGTAACGCACTAAATATAAATCTGTATATTTTCGCCATTGTTTACTCCTCCGTTTATTGTTATTGTTTTAGTTCCTGAATTATATGAAATATAACGCCTATCGCTTCTTACCTGATATGTCAAAATCAATCCATCTATAAATACCAAAGGTGGCACAACAAGGCTATTATTCGTGAAGTCGGTATCGTCCTGCTCCATAGGCTCACCATTACCTACTATAAAATCTATTATCTTACTCATTCGACTTGGGTTTATAAATATCGTATCATTTTCAGGTAGCTCATAGTTACTCGGTAAGTCGCAAACATCATAAAGGAATGGCACCTCTAAATCTATGCTGAATGTAACACCCGCCACAATATCTTC